GCCGGTATGAAAAGGGATGAGATCTTTGAAGTTACTGCATTTGATCATTTAAGAACCATTGGATTAGTTGCTAGACCAACTGCTACAAATGATTTTAGAGTTCGTAGAGAGGCTGGTGCAGCTCCAATGAATAGGTTAATCCAAGGTAAGCCTGGATTGTTAGTTGATAAAAGATGTAAGCGATTACGAAAAGCATTGAATGGTGGTTATCATTTTAAACGAGTTCAAATATCTGGTGGTGAAAGATACAAAGATCAACCTAATAAGAATGAACATTCGCATGTCGGTGATGCTTTTATGTATTTACTATTAGGTGGTGGTGAACATAAACGATTAACAAGAGGTGGTAATAAAAACTTTTCAGCATCAGTAGCTAGTGCAGATTTTGATATATTTGCATGATCAAAAAATATTTAATTAAGGTTTGGCAGATCGGTGAAATGAGTTTGCTAGAAGAAAAAATTATAGAAGTAGAAGATGATAAATGGAAAGGCATTGTATTACATCAACCAGGAACCAGAGCAACAGCAGAAGAAATAAATGAACCTACAGAAACTAGAACAGATATTCAAGATCCAGGAAACAAAGATTAGTGTAGTTCCTTTTAGATCTTACTTATTAAAGATTATGGATCTAAATGAATTTGATAGATTAAATTTATCTCAAACTAATTACTTTGATTATATAGATGCTGCTAGTGAGCAAGGCTATGGCTATACAGTTATTGAGAATGGTAAGCCTATGTTATGCTTTGGTGTAGTTCCTTATTGGCCTGGAGTTGCAGAATTATGGTTGATACCAGATAAAAAAAAAATTTCAGAGCATAAAATAAAATTTCACAAAGGTGCATTAGAGTTTATGAAGTTAGCAGCTGCTGATCTAAAATTAAAAAGATTACAAGTAACTGTCAGTTCTTTAAATGTTTCTGCTCTCAAATGGATAAAAGCAATGTATTTTGTAGAAGAAGGAATTTTAAAACATTATGGTGTTGATAATTCCGACTATGTAATGTTTGCGAGGTACTTTTAAAACTATGGGATCACTATTCAAAATGCCAAAATATGAACCACCTAAACAAGTGGAAACATCTAATAAACTTTTAGATGAAAGAGAGGCGAGAGCTGATGCAAATGAACAAAGAGAAAAAAGAAAGATAGCTGCAAGATCTAGATCTCGTAGAACAAACGCAAAATTATTATTTTCAGATGAAAGAAACAATCCAGCATTAGGAGTTACAAATAGCATGACACCAACAGTAGCTAATCGTAATCCTTATGATACAGAGAAGAGGTACACATAATGGGAGGATCACCAGCAAGAGTAATTAAAAAAACTATTTCTAGAGTTACCGGTGGAGGTGGATCACCTTCAGCAACATCTCAAATTGAAGATAGAAGAACAGAAGTAAAAAAAACAACTGAACCAGAAGGTAAAAAATTAGTTAGAAGAAAAGTAGGAGGAAGAAAAAGAAGAAATGTATCTACTCTAGCTAACTATGCTCCATCAACATCATTAGGTGAAACAGTAAGTAGAAATCCAAGAGATACTAAAAATAAATTAGGAGCTTAAATGCCAGATAGAGAAACTCAAGAATATAATAGAAACCCTCGTTTCATAAAATTAAAAAATAATTGTGAGTGCAATGGTGATTGTAAATGCAAGAATGATGAAAAAAAAAGAGAGGAAAATAAATAATGGCTAAACCTGGATTATACGCAAACATAAACGCAAGAAAGAAAAAAGGAATTAGCAGATCTAAAAAGAATTCTACTATTTCAGATAAGGCATATAAAAATATGAAAGCTGGATTTCCAAGATCTAAAAGAACTAAAGGATTAGTTTAATGCCTAATGTAGCTGGTAAGAAATATCCTTATACAAAAGCTGGAAAGAAAGCAGCTAAACAAGCAAAGAAAAAAATGAGTAGAAAAAATAGAAAGAAAGGATTGGTTTATTAATTATGTACAAAATGAAAATGAAAAAAAAGAATACTTTAAAAGGTAATCAAAAAAAATTAGATGCTAATAAAGATGGTAAAATAAGTGGTAATGATTTTGCTTTATTAAAAAATAAAAAAAAACAAAAGGCAACAGCATGATGATGTTTGGAAAAACTCCTAGTGATTGGAAAGCATTAGAATTACATTACAGAAGAGAATGGATCTGCTTTGTTGTTGGATTTATTTTAGGAGCTGTAATATTCTAATGGTAGCTAAAAGATTTCAAGATCCATCTGGTGGTTTAAATGATGCTGGTAGAAAAAAATTTGGTGTTAAAAGACCACAAAGCTCTGGTAAAGATGGCCGAAGAATTTCTTTTGCTGCAAGATTTTCTAAAGTACCTGGCCCATTAGAAAAAGATGGAAAGCCAACGAGATTAAAACTTGCATTAAAAAAATGGGGATTTGCAAATAAACAAGCAGCAGCTAGTTTTGCAGCAAACAATAAGGCATAATTATGATGTATTTAAAACCACAAGAAATTTTAAAAAGACACAAGAAAGCATTTGGTGCAAAAGAAAATTGGAGAACAATTTATGAAGAGTGTTATCAATATGCTTTACCTCAAAGAAATTTATATGATGGTTATTATGAAGGTAACATTCCTGGACAGGGTAAAATGTCTAGAGTGTTTGATAGTACAGGAATACATTCTGTTCAAAGATTTGCTAACAGAATTCAATCTGGATTATTTCCTCCTTATAAAAAATGGTGCAGATTAGAACCTGGTAATGATATACCAAATGAAAGAAAAGGTGAAACGCAACAAGCTCTTGATTTATATTTAGATAAATTATTTGCAGTATTAAGACAAAGTAATTTTGATTTAGCTATTGGTGAATTCTTATTAGATCTATCAGTTGGTACAGCTGCAATGTTAATTCAGCCTGGCGATGATTTAAATCCTGTAACATTTACTCCTGTTCCTCAATATTTAATTGCATTAGAGGAAGGCCCTAATGGTACAGTTGATAATGTATATAGAAGATTAAGAGTTACCGGTGATGCTGTTGCTAGACAATTCCCTGGTGCAAATATTTCACCAGAGTTACAAAGAATGATAGATGATAAGCCACAGGAAAAAATAGAGTTCTGTGAGGCAGTAGTAGTAGATCCAGAAAGAAAAGATTACTGCTATCATGTCATCCATGAAAAAACTAATACAGAATTAGTTTATAAAAGAATGGATCAATCACCTTGGATAGTAAGTAGATATATGAAAGTACCAGGTGAAGTTATGGGTAGAGGCCCATTAGTAACTGCTTTACCAGATATTAAAACATTAAATAAAACTTTAGAATTATTATTAAAGAATGCATCATTAGCAATCTCTGGAATTTACACAGCAGCTGATGATGGTGTATTAAATCCAAACAACATTAGAATTACTCCAGGTGCAATTATTCCTGTAGCTAGAAATGGTGGGCCTCAAGGTGCATCATTGGCCCCTCTTCCAAGAGCTGGTGATTTTAATGTATCTCAAATTGTTATTAATGATTTAAGAATGAATATTAAAAAAACATTATTAGATGATACTTTACCTCCAGATAATATGTCAGCTAGATCTGCAACTGAAATTGTAGAAAGAATGAAAGAGTTAGCTCAAAATATGGGAGCTGCATTCGGAAGATTAATTACAGAAACAATGGTTCCAATAATTCGTAGAACATTATTTATAATGGATGAAAAAGGATTGATACAATTACCTCTAAAGATAGATGGATTAGAGGTTAAAGTAGTACCAATATCACCTCTTGCTAAAGCTCAAAATTTAGAAGAGGTAAATGAGGTCATGCAGTTTTTCCAAATTGCTAACTCGTTAGGCCCTGGTGGGGTGGCTGAAATAAAACCGGATGCTATTGCTGCATTCGTTGGTGATAAACTTGGCATACCAGCTAGTTTAAGAAACAGCGAAGAAGAAAAGCAACAGATCCAACAACAAGCTATGGCTATGCAGCAACAGATGATGATGCAGCAGCAACCACCTGGGAATGAGCAACCTCAAGATCAAGCTCCTCCTCAAGAAGAACCAGCTATGGCTTTAGAGGCAGAGGCTAGATCTTAATGGCAGATATTAATACTCCAGGATGGGAAGGATTAAATACTCTTGATGTTGTTCATCGTAAAGATGATCAGTTAGAATTAGATAAGGCTTATGCTAGAACATTTGAAACAGAAGAAGGAAAAAAAGTTTTAGAACATTTAAAATCTAAAACACTTGATCAACCAACTTGGATACCAGGATCTGAAACATCTTTTGGCTTTGCTAGAGAAGGACAAAATTCTGTTATGCGAGATATATTAATGAGAATAGAAAGGGCAAAAAATGAGTAGTGAAGAAATAAAAAATGAAGAAAGTTTAATTGGTGATGCTCCAGCTACAGAACCGGTAGAACCTAATGCAGAGGAAACAACTATTCCTCATAAAGAAGAAGAGCAAACTAATACAACTCCTCAACAAGAAACAGATGGAGCTACATTAGAAAAACCAGATTACATCGAAGATAAATTCTGGGATGAAAAAGAAGGAGTTAAAACAGAAGATTTAAGTAAGTCATATACTGAATTACAAAAACAATTTTCTATGGGAAAACATAAAGCTCCTAAAGAATATGATATGGCAGCATTAGAAGATATAGATGAGGATGATGAATTAGCATCTTATTTTAAAGATTGGGCAAAAGAAAATAAACCAACTCAAGCTGCATTTGATAATCTTGTAAATAAATTTAAAGAATTATCTGTAGCTCAAGCAGAAGAAGATAGTATTAATATTGACGAAGAAAAAAAAATACTAGGGCCTAATGCTGATCAGATTATAAAAGGTATTACTACTTGGGGCCAAGGATTAGTATCTAAAGGTATATGGTCAGATGCTGACTTTGATGAGTTTAAAATTTTTGCAGCTACAGGCAATGGTATTAATGCTTTAAATAAAGTTCGTAAGTATTATGGTGAACAAACTATACCTACAGCTCCTATAGATGTTGAAGGGCAACCATCTAAAGAAGAGTTGTATAGTTTAGTAAATGATCCTAAATACAAATCAGATCCAGTATTTAGAAGAAAAGTTGAAGAACAGTTTGCTAGAGCATTCCCTGGTACTGCAACATCAACAGGCGAAATCTAATGAATAAATAATTTTTTTTAAACTATTTACATTTGATATAAAATCGCTTATCTTTGTAAGTGAAGATAACTAAATATTCATTTAGCCTTCTGGCTGGTGGGCAACTACACCATACGATCAGCCGGATATGTATTCCGACAACTGAAAATAATAGTAACAATGTGTAATATATGAAAGGATAAATATGGCACAATCAATAACAAATGCTTTTGTTACTCTATTTGATGCAGAGGTCAAACAGGCTTACCAATCAGAAAGTGTATTGCGACAGGCTGTTAGATTAAGATCTGGAGTACAAGGGCAAACTTACAAGTTTAATAAACTTGGTAAGGGATCTGCAACTGCAAGGATACCTCAAACTGATGTTACACCTTTAAATGTAACTTACAGCCAGGTAACTGCAACTATGTCAGATTACAATGCTGCTGAATACAGCGATATTTTTCATCAAGCAAAAGTTAATTTTGATGAAAGATCAGAGCTTGTTCAAGTAGTATCAAAAGCAATCGGTAGAAGAATAGACCAATTAGTCATAGATGCTCTTAATGGTGCATCTGGTGCATCAACAGTAGCGAAAAATGTTGTTACATCTGGTTCTGCTGCAAACTCAAACTTGAATGTTGGAAAGTTAATAGCTGCTAAAAAAGCTCTTGACACAAAAAATGTTCCCTTTGATGATCGTTGCATAGCTGTTCATGCTAACAATTTAGCTGGACTACTAGGTGATGAGAGAGCAGTAAGTGGCGACTTTGCGTCTATCAAAGCTCTTGTTTCTGGCGAAATTAACACATTTATGGGTATGAAATTTATTGTGTTAGGCGACAGAGATGAAGGTGGACTACCATTAACATCAAACGACAGAAGTATTTTTGCTTTCCATCGTTCAGCAATAGGTATGGCTGAAAACATGGCACAAAAAACAGAGATCAACTATGTTCCGGAGAAAACTTCGTTCCTAGTTAATTCTATGTTTAGTGCTGGTGCAGTATCTATAGATGACGAAGGTGTTGTAAAAATAACTTGTGACGAAAGCTAATAGAGGAAGGATATAAATTATGGCTTATGCAGAAATAGGACTACAACCAATAGGTGGTCAATCAAAAGCTGGTAATGCTCCTCAAATGTGGAGTTACAAATCAGCTGACGCAATCGCAACTGTTAATACTTCTGGATACTTTAATACAGCATCCGATAGTTTAAAAGTTGGTGATTTAATTTATGTGTACGATAGTAATACACCTACTGCTAGTTTAGTAGTAGTGCTATCAAATGCATCTGGAGTAGTGGATGTATCTGATGGAACAGCTATTACTGTTGCTGACGCAGATTAATAAATAAATATGAGGAGGCCCTTAATGGGCCTTCTCTGTATTAAAAGGAATTAAATGGCAAGTGGCGATACAAATATAACTATATGCAACCAAGCTCTAAATTTATTAGGAGCTGATACTATAAGTTCATTTAGCGATACATCAAATGATGCTGCTGCTGTATGTAATAACATTTACGAAACTATTAAAAGACAAACTCTATCTATGTACCAATGGAGTTTTGCATTTACAAAATTACAATTATCTCAATCTTCTACATCACCAATAGGTGAATGGGATTATAGATATGATTTACCTTCAACAGCTGTAGCTGGTCAAGCCTTTCAAGTTTATAATTCTAAATCATCTTTAGCTCAACCAATTACAAATTTTGAAATGTTTTATACAACATCTGGCCCAGCAATATTTACAAATGAAAAAACAATTTTTATTGATTATATTACAAGTGAAATAACAGAAGGATTAATGCCTTCATATTTTG